ACAGCGGCAACTGGCGTAAAGGTCGCGTACTTTGGCGACCTGAGCATGGCTGCAACGATGGGCACTCGTCGCGGCGTCACACTGCGAGCTGACGAATCTATCTATTTTGCTCAGGACGCATTGGCGTTGCGAGTGACGGAACGATTCGACATCAGCATTCATGAACGCGGAACGGCATCTGTTGCCGGTCCAATCGTAGCTCTGCAAATGGGCTAATAATTGAGCCACTCGTCGCTCCGGGTGGACCCGGCCGGAACGCTGGCTCGCTGGCGTTCCGGTCTTTCAGAAATCACACAAATCAATTTTGCATAAGGTGTAAAAATGAAACCGAACATGACGACAAGTGCAGTCATCGCATTGTCAAGCCAGACGGCTGCTGCTACAGCAACAGTGGCTGGAACAATCGTAGACATGAAACACGCAGACTTTGCTACGATCATTTTGACAACCTCAGTGGCGGCCAACACAAATGCCGCTCCTGTTGTGGTCAAGATTCAAGAATCAGACACCACCACCACGACCGATTTCACGGACATTAGCACCAGCACGATGCAGTTGTCTGTCACGCTGTCGACTTCAGCAGGTCGTGTTGCAAAGTTCCAAGTAAACAATGATGGAACACGCAAGCGGTATATCCGGTTGTTTGCAACGCCGGGCACCCACACCACAAACAGCGTGGTTTCGCTTTCTGCAATCGCCGACGTTCAGCTTGACACCAGCCCATCCGGAACTACGGGTCAGGCTGACTTTGTTGCAATTGGCTAATTACCCCTAAACACCCGGAGCAAACGAGTGACCTCAAAATCTGTAAAAGTGTGCGGCATGATGACCTCGCCGCGTTACATCAACGGCCTTTGCCGAGATTACATCGATGCTGCGTTCGTAGCGGCAAAAATACCGCTGCAGGACTCGCAAGGCGTCTTCTATGGGCAGTGTATGCAGAGGATGTTGCAGCAAGCCGTTGAAAAGGAATGTGATATTGCCGTGATCTGTGATGGTGATTCGCTGTTTACGGATTCTGACATTATGCGTTTGCTCGAAACGCTGGAGTCAAATCCGCACATTGACGCACTAGCATCGATGCAAATTCGGCGGGGCAACAAAACCATGTTGGCCAGTATCAAGGGCAAGTCGTCAGTAGAAGTCACAGGCGAACCTCTGCAGGTATCAACAGCACATTTCGGCCTGACAGTGATTGACCTGCGTAAGCTCAAGAACGTCCCGAAGCCGTGGTTTTGGTCACAGCCGGACGAAAACGGAGAGTGGGGCGACCTGCGAATCGATGACGATATCTGGTTTTGGAAGCAGTGGGAGAAAGCTGGAAACACCGTCTACCTTGACCCACAGACGCGAATAGGACACTTGGAAGAAATGGTTGTCATGGTCGAGCCACGAACATACGAGGCGGTTCACGCATACCCGAACGAATGGATCGAATCATGCAGGTCGAATTAATTCAGGACTGGCGAGGCTATCGCGTTGGGGCTCGTTTCCCGATGGAAGTGATTGGCGGAGGTGTCTTCGATGTTTTGCAACGGAACAGAGTGGCTCGATTACTATCCGAGCCAAACGACCAGAGTGAAGGATCAGGAGATTCGGAGCACTGTCAGAGTAGTGACACCACCAACGAGCGAGCCAGTGACGATCGCAGAGGCCAAGGCGCAACTCAGCATCGGGGCAAGCGACGTTAGCCACGACACGGAGGTGGCTTCGCTGATTGCGGCTGCTCGCGAGGAATGGGAACGAGACACCTCAATCGCATTGATCACGCGAACGCTGGAACATCGACTACCGAAGTTTCTGTCAACGGTTGTTCTTTCGGTCAGACCGGCAATCGCCATTTCTTCAGTCACCTACGTGGACACGGCAGGTGCAACGCAAACAGTCGCATCGTCAAACTATTACTTGGACGGAGACGAAGTAAGGTTTCTTGACACGTTCGTCAGGCCATCTGTTCAGGACAGAAGCGAAGCGGTCAAAATTACTTACACGGCAGGATACGGAAGCGATTCTCGCGCGTGTCCGGAACTTGACCGCATGGCAATCAAGCTGAGCTTGGCTAATCGATTTGAAGATCGCGACATGATTGCGGCATCAGGCGAGCGAAGAGCCTATGAAGCACTTGTGGCAAAGAAAATGAGGGCAACGTATCCATGACCTTCCGCCCTGAACGAAAATTCCGACTTGGCACAATGCGGCACCGCATTACGGTGAGCGTGGAAGGAACGACACAGGACGAAGCCGGGCAGCCAGTTGTGACACTTACGACGTGGCTGAACGATGAGCCAGCAAAGTACGAGCCGACAACAGGCGGAGAAGGGGCACGAGGGCGACAAGTGGAGGCCGGAATCAGTGCCATATTTACAGTTAGATATCGAAGCGGATACACGCCGAAAATGGCGATCGACATTGACGGGCAACGTTTCTGGATCGTTTACGTCAAAGCAGTTCAGGGCATGGATCGCTATCGAGAACTTTATTGCAAATCGGTGGTGCTGTGATGGCTCGCGTTTCGATTGGGATGGAACTTATTGACGGCAACAAATTTCTCAAACAATTAGAGCAACTGGAAACGATCATTCGAAGCACAGTTATTGAAGACGCCATACAGGCTGGAACAGTGCCAGTCGAGGTGGCGATGATCGCTAACACACCACAGAGTGATGGGTCACGCAAAAAACAATCGAGCAAAACCAAACGCCGCTGGAGTGGTGCAAAACAACTTAAAACCACGATTCGATCAGTAGTAAGGCCAAAGAAAAAACTGGGTGTGTTGATTGGCCGGACTGGTTTGGTAGGTCCGTCATACAGCGACGGTGGCGGACACGGAAATCTGTTTTCAAAGGATCATAAGCGAAAGGTTTTGTGGGGTCGTGATGCTGGAACAATTCGAGCCGTCAATCAGTTCGTAAAGAAAACGGCAGACGAAACCAGAGCAGCAGCATCAGCGGCCGTCACTTCAACCTTAAAGTCGGGAATTGAAGCGGCAGCAAATCGGATGGCAAAGTAATGGCGGATCTCGGTAGTGCAGTGCGAGGATATTTGGCGGCAAATACGGGTGTTTCTGCACTCGTGTCGACTCGTATATTCCCGGACGTTCTACCGCAAGGATACACAATCAGGACGGGCGGAGCGTTGACGTACACGGTTATCAGCACGACGCACGATCACCTCATTAACGGATTGTCTGGAATTGCCAGAAGCCGAATCGAGTTTACTGCATTTGCCTCCACGCGGGCCGGTGCGAACCTAATTGCAGAAGCAGTCAGGGCAAGCGATTTACAGGGTTACACCGGAGCAATGGGCGGCGTGTCGATTGAATCTGTAATGATCACAGGAGGCATCCAGACGCTGGATGAGCGGCCGACTGATGGATCACAGGAGCATCGATATTTAACGAGTTTCGACTATATGATCGCTTATCAGGAAACGGTGTAAAATGGCAACGGGAACACGATTTAAGACCGGCAACACAGCAACGATCACACTGGGTGGAGCACAGACGACCGGCATCACTACAGCGTGGGCTGGAAATGTTGTTTCCATTAATCCAGGGGAATGGACGCTCGGTGAGCGCGACGTGACATTGCTGGCAGACACTGGATTCACCCGAAATGACCCACACGATTTGGCTACGCCAAACGAGATTAGCGGCGTGGTTCGGTTCAGTCCATCTTTGGGCCTGCCGCCAATTGACGGAACAGTAGCAACGGTGACCGTCACGCTTCCGCAGCTCAGTACGGCAACCAGCGGAGTAACACGCGGAACAATTACAGGCAAAGCGTTCTTCAGCCGTGTTGCGTTTCCTCAGTTGGCAAACAACGAAACGATGGATTGTGAGTTCACGCTGAAGATGACTGGCGAAACCCTATCACAGACACGAGAGACATGATGCAAATCAAATTGATTGACCACATCGGCGAAGCTCCTAACGGATCGCCAGTGGATCACGAGCAATGGATCGTGTTTTGCGATGACGTGCAGGTCGGATACTTGCCGAAATCGCCTGACGCATGGCTGCAGTGCATTGTGTCATTCAGCGAAACAACAAAGGCTGAATTGATTCAGGCTGTGAATGAAACAGCAGCGTTAAAAATCGGCGGCGTTGTTATGCCGGTCGATCCCGATCTCGAACCAAAAGAGGATGAAGATTAATGACACTAACGAGAGCGACGTTAGGAAAGTTGACGAAACGAGCAACAAAGGACATCGAAGTTTGCGGGCATAATGTCAGGCTTCAGCGGCCGACACCGCTGGAGCACTCACAATACCAGATGTCATTGGTCGACAAAGATGGCAAATGGAATGCAACGAACCTAAACGATGCAATCATGCTGCTGACTGCACGCATGTGGATCGACGAAGAAGGCGAGCGGCTGTTCAAGGACACGGAAACAAAACAGCTTGGGTCGATCGATCTGGCGTTCTATCAGCAGTTGTCGGAGCAGTGCCAGAAGTTTGCCATCGTTAGTGAGGCGTCGACAACGCTGGGGGAGTCCGACAAAACCACCGTCTCAGATTTGCCTGCCGAGTCTGCCTTGAGCTTGGAATAGACGATCCAGAGGCGTGGTTAGATTCAATATCTGATCGTGTGTTTGATGTGTGGTGGGCCTATTACCAGTGTGAGCCGTTTGGATCGCACTGGGAACAGTTTGCGTCTGTGTCTGCAATGATTCACAGCAACACAGTCATGATGGCGGCAACACGAGGGGCAAAGGTTGACACGCTGAGCGTGGTTGATTTCATGCCATCGGATTCGATGAAGTGGCAAAAGAGAACGAAACGTAGTTCACGCGGTATCAAACATCCAAAGGCTCAGGCTGAAATCTTGAAAAGATCGTTTGGCTTTCAATGACGACAATTACCGCACTTAACGTACGTCTTGGAATGGACGTTTCGAACTTTAGCGAGGGGGCCAACCTCGCGAAGTCTGAGGTTACGCGGGTCGCTACGATCATGCGGCAATCGGTTCCTCCTGCTGAAAAGTTTAAGCAGGAGCTGGGACTGCTGAATCGTGCGTT